CAGCCTTTTCGGTGTCAACCTCGCCTGCCTCATCGGCATTCTTGGTGACTTGCATGTCGCTCTTGGGCTTGAAGCTCGTGACCCTCTCCACCTCGATCACACCGCCAAACTCAAAGTCACCCGTCTTGGCACGGGTGTATTTGAAGGCATAGTGCTTGGTAGGCTCTTGCCCCTTGTAGGTGGAGAACACGCAGCGATCCTGGAATGCCTCCACGAGCCACGCACCGCCATCCTTGTCTGCGATGTTGAGCTTGCGCATGACGTGTGCGCGTCCTGATTCGCTCAGTTTGCGCGTGAACATGTTCAGGGATTCACCCTTCATCATGGGCACGTTTGCTTTGTGGACAACCACCTCCATGGTCGTGGTCGTGGTTTCTTGCGTGTCAGCCATTTTGGGCCTCCTATGGGTACAGATCCGTTGGATGGAATGGTGAACCCACCACGACATCCTCAACGCTTGTCGTTTCCTTTTCTTTGTAGAATGCCTGCAGAACATCACCTGTTCTTGGCGCTCTTTTCGTCTCAATTTCTGTGTCGCTCAGTTCTGTCCATCCCCACTTGTCATCATCTGGCTCATACACTTGACCGTTCCAGATCACCCTCAGCGTTGTATCAACGTATCTGGATGGCGTGACAAATATTTTGTTCACTCCATTGACCGCCCCAGACAACGGCAGGATTGATGACTCATGGTATGTACCAACTGGCACGTCCTACTCCTCTGGTGCTGCCTCTGATTCTGCAACAGCCTCTGGTGCTGCTTCTGCCTCGCTGGGCTCTTCAACAGCTGGTTGTTCCTCTGTTGCCGTTGGCTCAGCAACCTCTGGAGCAGGTGCAGCTTCTTGCTTCTGCTCTTGGGTGGAAGCGCAAGCAAACATGGCAACGGCAAACGCCAATGCAATGATGATTTTCATGGTTCTCTCCATTTCGTTTTCATCTGCGGCCAGCCCCAATGGCCTGCCGGAATGCCCAACGCCAGCATAATTGCTGGATGAACACCTAGCATACCCTTTACATCCAGAACTAGCAAAAGAACGGCAACGCAGATCAAGACTATCAATGCGATGGTCGCATACGTTTTCCAATGCATCGGCACAGCAGAGAATGGAATTGGGATCACATTCTTGCCGTGTAACTGCATCGGCCAAAACAGGTGTCCGCACAGAATGCCTGCGGCAAATGAGGCAAACGGGTGCCTGATGGCAAAATTCAGCACAATTGCACTGATGGTGTCGCCAGGTGTAGGCTCGATGACCACCCAAATGTCATATGCGATCAACCCCACAATCGTGGCGATAATGACGATTGATGTGACCAATCTCGTTGTCATTTTCTCAACCTGTACCACGCATACACAGTCCTGGTTGTTCCACCACTGGCTGCATGGTAGCGCATTCTGATTTTGAATCCAGCTGGAAAGCTCACCGTGCCCTCTGACACGATCTGCTCGACCTTCTTGCTGGGTGGTATGTACACCGTTTCACCAAATTGCCCAACAATCACTTCATCAGGCACATCCGGTGGATTTGCCGGCATGACCACAAACAACTCTACATAATCCCCTGGCTGGTGATTCTCGACCTCCAACCAAGCACCTTGAATCTCTCTCGTTTCTGCGAAGCTCTTGTCATTGTCTGTTTGGTCATTGTCAGCGGCATCGAATTTGATGCCAGTGACGCACATCTTTCTGCCCGCCTTGCCTGGCAGCAGCGTCATGTATTCAACGCCCTCGTCAGTGCGTGGCGGATCTGCAGTGATTCTGCTCATGCTTCCAACCACCCTTTCGCCACTGCATAAATGTAGGTGTTTTTGGCATCAGTCTCCAAGTCATCTTGGATTGTAACCTGAATGGCGTCTGTGGTACCTTCCCTGATGCGTATGCCGCCATCAAAATTGAAAATGGCCTTGACAAGCTCTTCATCGCCATTGATGGCATCAATCAATATCTCGCCATCATCGGCATATGCGAACAACTCGCCGTTGGTCTTTGCTTCGATCAACGTTCTAAATGGCTGGCCTTCCATCCTGAATTCAATCGTTATGCCGTTGGTGAGTTCATCTGAACCACCAAACTTTTTGAGCTGCGCGCCCTCAGATTGCATCACGATCATCATCTGATTGGCCACAAACACTTTGCCGCTGGGCACTGGTACTGTGAACCGACTGGGCGTGGATGAGCCGTTCACAGCCATATTCTTGCTGCCTGTGCCCGCTTGGCCTGACACCAACGTCGTTGGGAATTGGAATGCTGTATTTGCTCCTCCAGCCGTCACGTGAAGGGATGCGCCGCTGCCGCCTGCTTTGGTCGTGATGCTGATCGGTGAGCCGTGCTCACAGATGACATCATGCAGTTTCTCGTTCAACAGCTCTGTTGCTTCATAGTCTCTGTATGTGTTTGCATCGGTGCCTGCCTCTTCACGCCCGCCATAATCAGCACCGACCTTGATGTGCTTGTAAAGATCATCACCACCCTTTTCCACATGCATCACTGCGGAATTGCCGGTGGTGCCACTCTTGAACAAGAATCTGAATGGATACTCGGATGTGTTCCACTCGACCGTGACATTGGCCCCGTTCTCAACATTGGCCCTGATCTGAGTCTGGAGCGCTGCTGCGATGGCGTCATAATCGGCATGGCCTGGTTCTGGCTTGCCGATCTTGACCTCCAACAACTCGCCCCCATCGACGCTGACCTTGAGCTTTTCTTTTTCTCTGTATGGAAACACTATGCTGGGCACGCCAGTTACATAGAATGCCTCTTGTGCCGCTCTGGTGTCAAAGCTCGCCACTGTATCAGGATCTTCACCGTCAATCTCGATTGTAAGATCCTGCCCGCCAATATTGAATGGCCCGCTTGCGCCAGACTCGATGTGCGCTGGCGTGTCTGCATGTTTTGCGTAATCCATATGGAATACACGATCACCATTCGAGATCACAACGTATGTCGGTTCAGTCGGTTCATTCTGCCCTGCTGTGACCCTCAGACGCCCACCAACCACTTCCAAGGGCAAAACATTCTCACCAACCACAAGCTCAATCTGCTGCGCTTGGGTGGCGTCATTTTTCTTGTAGCCCATTAGACCTTCACCCCCGCAGCCTTGGCATACATGTACTGCTTGACGTTGTCCCTGATATCATCCCTGATGCGAATGAGTATCTTGTCAGCCGTTCCAGCCTTGAGTATCACAGCCAAGTTGAGTTTCAAGTCGATTGTGAACCAGTCTTTTCCTCCTGACAGGAAGTATTGGTTGTCAGCAAAAGGCACACCCAACAAATCGCCAGTCACCTTGAAGTTGGCGACCTCGACTGTGGTGCTATTTGCTGTAATCTGCCACAATATCCCATTTGTGAGTGCGTCGTGGTTGCAAAACTTGTCTGTCTCCCATTTGATATCATCGGTCATGAAGACCAACTTGATGGAAGCAATTTTGATGTCTTGTGTCGGATCTGCGTTGAACACAAAATCCACTGGCGTGCCGCTGCCATCAACCATCATATCAAATGATGTGCCATTCTTCAGATAGTCGATGACCAGTGCGCTCAAATCGCCTGGCGGATTGCTTCCTGGGACAATGGCATCGACCTGCAAACGATCACCGACAACGCCAACTGGAGTGTCGCCAGCATTGTTGTACAGGACTGCCGCTGGTGATTCGCCTGCCATCAGCTGATCGTCCTTGTGCGTGCTGTTTCAAACACGCCACTGTAAGTGATAGCATCGCTGACCGTAGCCAGCACGGTGCTGCCGTCTGTATCGTACACTTTCCACACAATCGGTGTTGGCTTGACGTTGGTTGCCCCGCCTCCTGAACGTGTGATTATCTTCTCAACTATCTTTTTGAGCTTTGAGGATGACTCCCACCAGATGACCGATGTTGGGAATGCCCCACCAATGACCTCTTTGTAGGCACCGCTGGCAAATCCCTCTGCTGGCCCCTCGTCAATGAAGTGAATCAAGTGCCTGACGGCTGCATGGGCTGACTTCCAGACGGTTCTTGGATCGAACACGCCAGTGTTGTCCCGCATACGAAAAGAGCCACTGACGTTGCGAATAGCACCGACAGTCGTTGGATCTGTGCTCTCAGGTTCTAACTGAAGTTCATCCTCCTCACGTGAACCTGGAAACCTGTCTGGCGTCCTTGGCATATCATCCCTTTTTCTGTGTCTTGACTCTCGTCACTTTCTTGGTGTGTTTCTTGCTTTGTGCAGGCCTAGACACAGGCTTGTCCTCTTGCTTGCCGTCCTGCTCATCCTCGGTGGCCTCTCGCCCCAATTCATCTGCCTCCTCATCCTGAACCCGCTGCCACCGTTCATATTTGGCTGCAGTCTCAGCAAATTTGGCGCTGATGGATTTGACAGCCCTCTCCAAGCCCTGGATCTGCCCTTTCAGCGTGATGACGTTCTCAACCGCCTCATTTGAGATGCTGGTGCACAACTCTGACATCTTCATGATGGTGTCGATACGGATCTTGGCTTCTGCAGGCTCCATCTCCTCATCATCGACCAACTTGTTGATTGGATTGCACTCCTGGACCATCCTGGCCGCCATCAGCTTTGCTGCTTCGGCAACCCCTCGCCTGTGGTCCAGCTCTTTGTGCGCCTTCAGGATCTCATTGTCGGTGGCATACACAGCTTCTTGTATGCCGTCCAGCTTGGAACGGCTGACTGGATCTTTGATTTCAGCCAACGTCTCATTGCTCAAAGTCATCATTGCCTCCAGCGTTGATGTGCCCCATCACAGGCCATTTACGCTATATGGCAAGCAGCCTTATTGCTGCAGTGCCAGTGTGATTATCACGTCGCCACTCTTGACGCCCTTGGGGAAGTCAACCATGAGATCGCCACTTGCCGGTGCTGTTCCGGCATACACGTCATTCTTGGTTGTCCCATTGCCGCCATAGAGCAACCGACCATTCAGGAACAAGAACGTGTCGGTGTTGGCTGGTGTGTTCATATCAATCGTGTGCGTGGTCAAGTCCAAGGTGGCCGCTGGGATGTTGACCCCTTGGCCGTAGTTGGAGCCTGCCACAAATATCTTGAGTGTCAAGTCAACGCCACCCTCTTGGATGGCATACTTGATTGCATCAGCAACTGATACAAACGACCCTGAACCCTCGAACACCGTTTTGAGACCACTGATCGTGCCTGTCGTTGCATCATCCAAAGGAAGTGCGGTTGTCTCACGTACCGTCTTGAACTTGACGTCTGCAGACGCGGCAACGGTATTGTCACCGCCTGTGGCCCTGGTTTCGATGCTTGCTGAATCAAGAACACCCAATGCAGTCTTGCCGATGTTGATTGCTTGGCCAGCCGTGTCAACTGCCATGCCCTCGGCAAAATTGCTGTCTGCGGCATCATTGTCAAACACATCGACAGTTGAACCAACTTGCACCTTGGTTGTGCCACCGTCATTGCGCACAATCTGCCACAGGATAGATCCACCACTGCCCGACCTGACGACCCATGCCTTGGTGTCAGCCAATCGGATGTCAACGTCACTGCCGTCAACCTCCATGTAGTGGCCGCCATCATAGGCTCGATCCAAGCCGCCAAAACCTGGCGTGACTGGGTCAGCCTCGCCCAAATCGCCTCTGTATGAATCCTCGCTCAAACTCGCAAGGTCATTGCGGTCTGAATAGCTGTAGATGATCTTTTTGTTCTCGACATCCGCATACGGTACAGCCTCCAGATCGTCAAACGTCGCATTTGGACGCACGAGACTGATCTGGCCTTGATCGTTTCCTGTAAGGGTGAAGCTGTTGCCGTCTGTTGCCCCGCTGCCAACTTGAAGCAATCCCCAAACACGCCTGTCAGATGACAGGATGGGATCGCCAGTGTCTCCATCGAAAATGGCCACAAGATTCTTGGGCTTGAGCGCATTCTCGCCAGAGTTTTCTGTCATATCGTGCGTTGGAGGATTTGTGAGCGCCCCAGCCAATTGTGCCACTACTGCACCCTTGGTGGTGTTCAAAATGGCAATCGGTCTGGATGGTGGGAAACCTGCCGTGCTGAGCAGCACAACGTTCTTACCAGCTGGCACCGTGATGTCTGTGAGATTCAACGACCATTTGAGCGCATTTTTCTCGCCACAGGAAGTCTGATTGAACAAGGCATACAGCGAAGCATCACCGCCATGCACTGAACCTGGATCATCGTGCCAATTGCCAGCCTGATCTCCATGAATGATTCGCTTGATCTGCGAAATGATGTATTCATGGTAATCAGCCATGTCCACCGATGCGGTTTCAGCCGCAGCGATTTGGACAGCCGTCTTGGTATCAACAAACGTGTCTGGCTTGTGTAGCTGATCAAGCCTTTGTAGTGAAACGGTCATGCGCCATCCTCCTTGTCGCTCGTTGGCAACTACTCAACAAGTGGATTATAGCGCTGCTTGCCTATCCTTCGCAAAGTTACCCTGGCAGCTGGCTGTTGAGCGTGTGCCATTACAGTTAGCTGGACATCTCCAGCAAAACACACAAGTCTTTCACCGCCTTTCATGTTTACGCTATCATCCCGCTCCAACCCTTCAGCAGTGAAGCTCACTTTGTCAAAAGTGTCTGGCCGCGCCAATGTATATTGCAATCCTGTGTAGGTGAATTTGTAGCCGTCATCAATTTCACCGCACTTGGGGCACACCAATTTTGCATGCCGCTTGCAGCCAGAATTGGGACAACGGTGCCGCCTCGTATATCGACGCAGCACCGTGATCCCTGAAATTTTCTCCTGGAATTTGTGATCTTTCATCAGGCTGAGAAGCCTTTGGGCTTGCTCTTCATCATGTGGATCCAGCCTGATTGTATCACCATCCGCTGTGTTGATCCGAAACACAACATGGCCCCCTTATTGGCTCAGCCAAGCAAAGGATTATGGCCAAGAGTCAGGTTGTCATCCCGTCAGGGATCAACCCCACTTCTTTTTCTTGCCCTTTTTGTTGTCCTCGTCAGGCTCTGGCTTTGGCTCTGGCTCAGGTGCCGGTTCTGGAGCTGGCTCAGGCTCGGCAACCTTCTTTGGTTCCGGTGCCTTTGCAGTCTCCTTGTCGGCAGCCTTTTTCAGAAGCTCCTTGGCCCGTTGCTTCGCCTTGGACATCTTGTCCTTGGGTCGCTTGACCAAATCCTCCTTGGAAGCCTCTGCAGCCTTTTGCTTGGCCAAACGCCCTTTGGTTTCATCAAAAGGCAAAACGACCAACGCAGCGGCAAACTGCTTGTGATGTTTCTCAATCCACTCCAACTCGCCCTTGGTGATCTGCTTGGTCGAGCCTGGAGTGAAATACAGCGCCCCTGGTTTGGAGCGCTCAACGCCCTCTCCAAACTCGATTTGGCAAGGGCGCACGCTCTGTGGTATCTGAATCAACGGCATGTCAACCTCCTGTCAACAGTTTGAGGTGCCCTTGCGCCCCTATTGGGCCTCCAAGATTCTGTCGATCAGCTCGTTGACGGTGCCTTCGGTGTCCAGCTCCAGCTCCTCACAGATCTCGACAAGGTCTGCTTTCTTCATCTTGCGCAGATCTGCCTCTTCATAGTCGTTGTCCGACTCACCTGTGTCATCGTCATCGACCACAGGCGCAGGTGCCTTTGCTTTTGTGTCCAGCATCGTCACAGAGAATCCAGCTTGCCCCTGATAATACTTGATTTCAGCGGCATTGGACAGAATCTGTGGTGACCCTTTCTTGAAAACGCGCCCACCCTGATCATGGGTGAGGCTGCCCCTCAGTTCAACTCGTGCTCTGATTGCCATTTTTGTGTCCTCCAATCAATGGCTGTTCATCCTCTGGTGGCTACAGGGCACCCATCTGGGTGCCCTGATCAACGCCACAGATGGTTTCCTAGACTCCCTGGCCGATGTTGCGCACCTTGACCAGCGCGTCCAGCTCCTCATACTCCACCGCAACCTTGGCCGTGATGGCGTACTGGTTGACACCCTTGAAGATGTCACGATCTTTCTCGATCCTGACATCCCGTCCGATGCCCACCACAAAGTTGTTTTGGTGAGTGAGGATGAGCTGAGGATTGGCCTTGTAGGTCACCTTGACGGTGTCTGTCGGGCCAAGTGCGCCACCAGCCTTGTAGGTGACGGTGCCAGCTGCTGCATCCAGCGTGTAGTCTGTGCCCTCGACATACGGTGCCGATGGGGTGCCACCCAACCCCGTTGCGTGAACAACGACATTGGTCACAGGCCCATTCTTGAGCGCCACTGGATTGCCGGTGTCGAGCGTGATGTGCTCAACCACCAACGGCAAGAAGTCCCAGAGCGGCACTGGAACCGCAGGGATTCCAAATGGCCCATGGCCACCACCGCCAGCCGCCTGATCACCCAACGCCGTTGCGCGGGTGGACAGCTTCTCAAGGTAGATCTGCCACAAGTCTGGGGACATGAACCAACGCAGCATGGACTTGTTGCGTCGGAATTTGGTGGGCATCGCACGGATGGCCTTGCTGAACAAGCTCAAACCGATGTTTGCGCCTGCCGCATCCACGATGTGTCCACCGTCAGCCAGCATTTGCCAGCCGTCTTGCAACGCCAAGTAAGTGTCCTTGACGTATCCCGTTGAGCTGCCGCCATCAAGGATGTCAGACTCCAGCTGCGCTGGGCCCAACTTGTCGCCGTTGACATACAGCTCTTCCATGTCATTGGCGGTTTGCGTGGCCATCATCTGGATGATGTGCTCTTCCACGCTGTCACCTTCGATGTTGATCTCACGGAAATTGTCACCGATCTCGAATGGCACCATCAGCTCGGATGGTTTGAGGGTGACCTTGGAAGTGGTGACGCCTCGCCGCACACCTGGGTCACGTGCCTCAGCCTTGGGCACCGCCATGCGTTTCCCAATCCCGATCTTGTCAATTTCCAACGTCTCATTGCGGAATCGCACCACACGAGCGTTGTTGCGCAGCACCGTCTCATCGATCACGAAGTCGATGAAGCGATCACTCTGCGCAGGATTCAACTTCCCTGCACTGGCCAGTGCGTCAGCTGTGATGACCGCTTTCTGGACCAGCTCTTCATTGGAGATACCAGCCATGATTCATCCTCCTAGTTTTGCAACCTTTTGGTTACTTGCTGTTATGCCCTTGAGCAGCCCTTACAGGATGCCTGACCAAAAGCTCTTTTGCGTTTCTTGGGTATCGGTGCCACCCTCGCCCTCCACGCTTGTGGACGGGTTGCGGGTTTTCTCGATGGTTTCCAACCTGTCGCCCAATCCCTTGGTGACCTCCTGCACCTCATCCAGCTTGGTCTTGAGCACATCCTTCAGCTCCTCCAAGCTCTTGGTGAGGGCAATGACGCCACTGGAACCAAACTGAGTGCCCTGCGGCACGTTGGTCTTGGGATTGCCACCCACAGGGATCTCCTGCATGGACAACTCCTTCATGAGACCAGACAGGGTCTCAATCGCCTGCTTGAGAGCAGCCTCACGCTTGGGTGTGAATGCCTTTGCCTTCTGGACGCCAACCGCAAGCACATCCAGCATCTTCTGGATCGATGCCTCAGCATCTTCTGGCGTGGCTTCACCGCCCTCAGCACCCTCAGCATTCTTCTGGGTGTCCTTTTTGAGTGGTGGCTGGGTATTGGCACCAGGCTTGAACTGGCCTGGCATCTTCTTGTCGAAGTCTGCCATTGCCTTCTCAAGCGCATCACCCTTGATCCCAGCCTTTTCAAGCTGGGCCTTGTACATGCCACGCATGTCGGGTGCCTTGCCCTTTTCCACATCGGTTTTGGTGTCACCATCACCGCTGGTGTCGGCATCGCCACCGCCAGAAGCATCTGCCCCTGTCGCCTTTGCGATGTTCTCGACCAGATCGGTGACTTGCGCCATGGCCTTTTCAACAGCCTCAGTGGTAGCCTTGGCCACCTCAACCTGAACCTTCTCAGGCTGATTGCCGCTGTCTTTGGCCACTGGCTCTGTCACACCTGCTTCATCCTTCTTCACTTCGGTGTTCACATCGGCCATGTCGCCTTCCTCCTGGTTCAAACGTTTTACAACAATGAACTCCTGTTCATTTGCAGGACTATCCACCAAGGATACTTCCCCAACGGACAAATCTACAAATCTTTGTTTGGGCTCGTTCGCCATTTATCACTCCGTTTTCAAGCAGCCAGCTTCTGAACTTTGGCCTTGCCGCCAATAGAAAAGCCCTTGAGCTTGCCCTCTTTGACCAATTTCCAAACTTTCGCGTCTGTCACTTTGACCGTCATGATCCATGAGCCTTCTTTGACAGTCATGTTGTTGATCACAACATCATGTGGCGCGATCCACGATTCAAGAAGCTCAAACTGCTGCTTGCCAAAATACTTGTGCATCAGGCCCAATTTTGTGGCCTTGTTGTATTTGGCTACGAAAGTGTGTGCTGCTTTCTTGATCACGGCCTTGTCCATGATGTCGCCTTGGGCGTCCACCACTTCAGGCTGGAGCACGATACCTGTGACCGTCTGCTCCTCATTGTTAGCCTTGATCAATGGAACATAGATGCTTTTTTGCACCTCGTGCGTTTCCATCTCTTCATCTGCCTTTGCTTGAGGCACCAGCTTGACTTTGTCTTTTTTGGGAGCGACACCGCTGCCGCCTGGCAGACCTCTCGCTGGGTGCAATTTGCCACTTTCTGCTACATCCCCAGCCGTGATGGTCTTTGTGACAACTTTGTGTTGCCCTTTCTCATCTGCTGGAAACGCTTTGCGTGGCATCCTTGGCACATCTCACCTCGTTTGAGTGCTTTCAAACAACAAGGTAAGAGTAGGATGGAAGCAACAAAAAGGAAAGCGTCACACAAACATGACGCTCATTATCTGTTCTTGATTTTGATCAAATGAAGGGCAAGAATGGCTGAGGCTATACCTCTTCAACCATTATCTTGCTGGAACTTGAAAATGCTATAGGCAAATTGTCCAAGAACTTTTGGCCGTCTTTGGGTGTGAACAGACCATCAGCAGTCACAATTCCATTGCGTTCCAAGTCATCTTTGAACCACTCGGTGCCTTCTTGCCAGTCAGCAACTAGCTTGCCGGCATCCATGCTAAATGTGACTAGATGCTTGTATTTGCCTGTTGCCTGTTTGTATATGGTGACTTTGAGTGCCATCTATCTTTCCTTATGCAGCTTTGCCAGCCTCGCTGAATCAGGCTCCCGTTTTGGCTCCTGCTGGGCTGCTGATGAACTGCCCTGCAGACGTGATACCTTGCGGCGCAATTCCTGCATCTTTGTATGCGTTGCCCACAGTCCTTATGATTTTGTCCATGTCGCTTTTCTTGATCATCGACAATGGCTTGTTTGATGCCCTGACAAAAAATTCCATGACCTTGGAAGTCGAATTGAATTCAGGCATTTGGTCAATAATTTTGGGGTTGATTTGCAACGCCCTGATTCTGACCAAAGTCTCCTGCGTTGCTTGACTGGGCACTCCAGCCTTCCTGAGTATCTCAGCAACCCTTTCCAGTTTCAGCTTCCTGACCGCAATCACGCTTGCTCGATCCAGCTTGACCAATGCATCTGCCAACGTCGATGGCGCATCTGTGGGGAATATGTAGCGTGCAGGCATCCCTTTGGGGAATGTCAGCCCGTTGTCGATTGCGATGGCGTTGTATGCCTTCTTGCCGCCCCTCTTGACCATCTTGAACATGATGTTCTGCGTGTGTCTGTCATCGTTTGCCCCGATGATATCAAGCAGGAACACCCTGCGAATGCGAGCATCCTTGTTGAGAGCACCCATGTATGCCATGCTCCTAACTGATGAGCCGACATCATCCATATCCTTTGCGCCCTTGACAAAGTGCTGTAGGCTGCCGATCTTGCCGACACCAGGATCACGAGACACCGTTGGAGGCACAACCATTGTGCCACCCATCTCCCTGTCAATCCTGTACATTGCCTCCTCTCTGGCATGATATGTGCCAGGCGCAATGCCGTTGCGCAATTGTCTTTCGCTCTCAGCCGTTTTCCAAACGGCCTTGGCCTTGGTTTGGTCTGGCGTCTGCAACGTCGCCATTTGTGCTCCGTTGACGCCTTTGCCAATCTTTGTGGCTTGTATCATGCGACCTGTCATCAAATTGTGCATGATCATGTCTTCAGCAGACATTTTCTTTGTACCAGGTGGCGCTATCTCGATTGGCTTTGCTGATCCTCTGCTGCTTGGGAAAGTCATAGGTTGCAATTGTTCATATGAGCCAATCTCATCCGATACGTCCACTGTGCACCGACATCTGAAGTGATACGGTGGAAGGGACATGCCTGCGTCGGCAAGCTCCTTGCTGCTTTTGCCCTCGACAGCCTTTGCGCTTCTTGGCCAAGGATGAACCGCCTTGATGTCATCCTTGCTCTTGGCTTCAAACTCCTGCTCAATCTGATTGAGCCCTTGTTGAATTGTGAATGTCTTGCCTTCGATGGAAGCGCAAACAGCACAAATTCTTGTGCCACCTGGATTGACTATCTTGTATCTGGTGATGCCGATCTGGGCAAAGCTCCGCATCTGGCCCTGAACACGCCCAACCGTCATCGCGTTGGAGACAAGCCCCTCAAAATACTGCTTCTCAGTGCCAATGAATCCCTTGGGTGTGACAACCTTCCCCAGCATATCCTTCACACGTTGTTTCATCAGTTGAGCGGCAACTGCTGGGCTCTGTCCAGCCTCGACCATTGACTGCCTTGCGGTGTCCCTGATCGAGTCTGACATGTTGGTGTCATAGTGATCACCAAGCCAAAACGTGTTCTTGTCCTTCAGCGCGGCAACTGCCTCTTCATCGACAAGGTCAAATGATGGAAGCGCCTGCACCTTGGCCTTCTTGACGGTGGTTGTCTCGCCTTCTGTCTTGGGCACATTGAATTGAAGTGATGCCGTTGTCTGCTTGGTTGCCTTCTTGTAGCCTGCAAGCCTCGCCAACCGATACACACCAGCGATCTCTGCATTGAACGTGGGCGTGACATCCTTTGCCCACTTGTTCATGATTTTGCCGATTGCTGCCGCGATCTTGTCTGCTGGCTTGAGCTGTTTTGCCATCTGGGTGGCTACTTTGACCGCCTCTGCCTTGCGCTCATTCCATTTCCCTTCAAGGAATCTGCGCAAGCGCATCTCAGCTCGTGCGATCTGAGACACCTCGGTGAGCTTGAGCACCTTTGCAATGGTCTGATCTGTCGTGGCCAAGTCGAGATATGCCTTGGTCACACCCAGCGACACATACTTGCGCTCATGCAGATTGATGACATTATCGGGGCAAGCATCGCACATGTTGCCACCTACATGTCAAGATCAAAGTCTGTGGTGTCCTCAGCCTCTCTGGCCGCCTCGACCTCTGATTGCAACCTCTTTTCCAGCTTCTTGTTGATGCTGAGCAAGTGGTCAACCATCGGATCGCTGCCCAACCCGCTGACCATCTCCTGATGGCCGCACTTGGTGCATTCAGCCTCGATGAGTGTGGGTTCATCAACATCGTCATCAATGTCCCAAAGCCTCTTGAGCGCTGTGACCTGTTGCCCTGGCTCGGATGCTTCTGCCTTGTTCTTGACAGCCTCTGCCATGGTGAGACTGAACGGCACATCCGATGGGAAGTCAGATGGGAAGTCAGGAAGCTCTGCGCTGAGGATGTCTTCAAGCATCACGCGTGCGATGCGTGGCGTCATCCCGCCTGTCTTCTCTGCGCCTGCCAGAATCTTGACCAGCTGTTGATTGTCTGTCGTGTTGGGGCTGTTGCTCTTGTATCTGTGATAGATGATCCCCATCTCAGGGAACATGGTGCGGTTGAACAGCTCGTCAAATTCCTGCCGCTCTGGCGCAAAGATCTGCTCATCAGCGAGCACCCTGCTGGCCTCAGCCGTTGCTCTGGTGTACTCATCTGTGCGCCCAACAAAGATAGGTGGAAGCCTCCAGACTCGCCTGACCTTGTCTTGGTTGTTCTCGCTGTAATTCTGGAACAACGCATCTTTGTGTTGTTCCTTGACCAACGGTTTGACCTCGACCTTGGCGTGGCTGCCGCTTTCCTCCCCTTCCATCAAGCCTTCAG